TTTTTCAAGCATTTCTGCCACGGCGGCCTTGGAGAGGGAATCCGCCTCCACGCCTTTCTCGGCAAGCCACGCCTTGAGCTGCACCGGACTGTTCGGATTATCCAAGCCGGTGACGGAGCGGGCCTGCTCCATGTGCGTCCGCTTGAAGCGTTCATCACAGCGAATTGCCTGGGTGACAAGAGTGCGGTCAAGCATAATGCCCCGGTCGTTTATCTGCTGATCGAGGGTGTAGTTGCGCCACTCGGATTCCGTGACCGGGAACTTGGAGAGCTTCTGCTGAATGGACATTTCCGTTTCCACATCTCGAAGGTTGTAGGCTTTGAACAGCGACCATTTCTCTGGCGCATCTGTCGGATAATGTCGAATAAGCGAGCCGTCTCTTGCTTTTGCCGGGGTGCAGAAATACCGAATGAGGTCTTTGCCTTCTTTGAGCTTCTGCTTTTCCAGACCCAGCACGGCACCGACGCCTTCCAGCGAAAGCGGCAGTCCAAGGGTCGCCGCCCAGACCATCGTGCAGTGCCAGGAGGACGGGTCGAGATATTGTCCGGTCGGGTACCCAAGATAGCGGGACAGACACACACGCTCAAACTGTGCGTTGAACGCCCATTTGGTCACGGCAGGGTCGGTCAGCGCAGAGTGGACATCGGCAGGAAGCGTTTCTCCGGCAGTCAGATCCACGACCTGCACCGGTGCACCGTCTGCGGAGTAGCCGAAGAGCAGCACCTCAAAGTCTGGGGCTTCGGCATAGCGGTACACGCCGCATTTGGTGAGGTTCTCTGAGGAGAATGTCTCAATATCGATGCTAAGTGTTTTCATACGCATTCCTTCCTACGGAATATGGGTGGCAGAGGTCAATTTCTGCCACCCACAGAGCCGTCTGGGGTTACTTGAATTCCTTCATGCGCTTCTCGTGGTATTCCAGGTCACGGGAAGCCTGTTCCTTCTCACGCTTTTCACGCTTGTGGTCATTACTGATGCCCTGCACCAACCAAACGAAGAAGCCGATGCTGAGGCAGGCCCAGATGCCAAGGAGGGCGGTTACCAGGATGTTCTGAATCAGTTCCATTGTGTTGCACTCCTTTCTCAGGACAGGAAGTCGTCGTCCAGGTCGGTGGCGAAATCGTCAGCCGCAGAGGACTTGCCGCCGAGAGGCTCACCGTCACGAACCTTCTGAATGTTGCCCAGACCACAGGCAATGCCGCGGTTGCCGTTGGAATTGAAGGCGTAGAAGTTTACGGACACTCTGGCGTAGCAGCCGGAATACACCTCGGAACGGTCGAGAATCGGCTGAACGCTGCGGTCCACGATCTGAGGGGCGGTAGTGCTGTTGGCGTTCACGAAGAAGCTGTTCTTGTAGGCTTCATCGTCACGCTCGGTATCGCCGTCACGGAGCGGGAGCTTCAGAGCCGCCTTGTTGGGGATCTTCCCGCCGAACTTGGCGACGCCTTCCTTGATGGCAGCGTCCACGGCTGCGTTGATAGCGTCGAGGGTCTGCTTATCGGATTTCGGAATAATGAGGGACACGGAATACTTGGGGTTGCTGCCGTTAATGGAGGCAGGCTCCCACACGTTTGCGTAGGACAGGCGGACAACGCCGGTCACAACTTTGGTCGAATTCATCTTGTTAGCCATAATTACAGTTCTCCTTTATAGTCGGTAAAGTCTTGTTTTGCACCCGTGGTCGTAATAGCCGGACGCCGGTCGGATGCGGGAACGAGCGTCGGCTTTCCTTTGGGCTTGACGACCAGACCGCCGAGCACCTCGGCAAAGGTCTTTTTGCCCATGAGCTTCTCCATCTCGGTGATGGGAATGAGGGACTTCTTGAAGATGTCGGTATACCCGGCCGCACGGGCAGCAGCGACAACGGCATCCTCGTCGGTGTACTTGCGATTGGTGCGGCTCTCCACCAGCTTGTAGCCGGGCCACTGTTTTCCGTGGTTGACCGCTGCTTCCTGGGCGTAGGCCATGAGTTCATTTGCCCATTTAGTGAGGTCATCCAGCTTGCCGAGAATGTCGCCGATCTCCGCATCGGAAAGCAGAGGCGGCTGGGCAAACTCGTATTTGGCAAGTTGGAGCTTGGCATCAGCTCTGGCTCGACACTTGACCGCCGCCTTGCAGAATTGGCACCAGCTTCCGGGGCAGTATTCACCTTCGCCTTTGAAGGCAAGCTCGGCCTTGGGTTTCAGTGTCTTTTCCGCCCAATCCCGAAGCTCGGCAACGGAAATGACCCAGGTGCTGACATTCTCTCGGCGCGGCTGGTAGATGGTCATAGAAACTGTCTCAATGTCGTAGAGACAATCGAAGATACGGAGTGCGCCGAGCGCATACAGCATCATCTGCGGATTTTCCTCGGCATTTACCAAAACTCCCTGGCCGTACTTCAGATCGATAATGTGGAGGAGCTTGTCTGCCACGATGAGGCAGTCGCCGGTGCCGAAGCCGTCCGGCACATAGCAGGAGAAGTCCAGCCGCTGCTCAATGAGCACCTTGGGGTCCGGGCAGTCCTGCCGGGCTTCCTCGATGGCTTCCAGAACGAATTCCAGGTAGCCGTCCGTGTACATCTCCATTTCGTCGGAGTCGTACTTGCTGAGCGGGCGGGTGGAGCGCATCTTCAGCGCCTTGCGGAGCTTGTGTTCCGCCAGCGCATGAGCGGCGGTGCCTTCAGCTGCGGCTTCCGTTTCTCTGTCCTCGAACTCCAATTCCAACCTTGCGGATGGATTGCAGTGGAGCCAGCGGTGGGAGGAAGAGGCCGAGAGGACTGCGTGACGATTAGGGGGCATCTTTCAGCACCTCCACATCCTTGAGCAGTGCCTCGTAGTGCTTGGGGTCGATGCCGGAGAGCTTCGGAGCGCCGTACTTTTTGAGGAGCGCCTGGATCTCGGCCGTGAATCCGGCTCGGCTCTTTTCACCGAGGACTGCTCGGACTTCTTCCAGCGTCAGTTCCTTCTTGGGAGCGGGTGCAGGCGTCTTCGCCTCTGCATCGACAGTCGGCTCATTCTGCAGCATGGCATCTGCCACAGCCTGAACGCTGTCCGCCAGTGAGCGAAGATCCTCGACCACATCGAGCAGGAGCTTGACCTTACTCATGTACACCACCTCCCATCGGAACTTCGGTGATGGCAATGGACTCGACCGAGTTGCCGGGAACCACGACCATGACCTTCTGCTTGGGACCCAGAAGCAGGGTGAAGAGTTTCTCGCGGATGCTGACCGTTCTGCAAGCAACTACGCCGCCGTTTCTGGGCTTGTCTGAAACACGGATATTCAAGTTGTGTCTCATACGGGGTTACCGTCCTTTCCGGAGGGCTTGTATTTTGTTGCCTTCCGGTGTACCCAGAAAAATCGTGGATTTGTCAGGGTGTCTGGCGGAAAATTTTCAAAAACTTTTTTCTGCCTGCCTCGATGGACTCGGAAACAGACTGAAAGCTGGCCTCTTCGATGGCAGCGATTTCCCGCAGGGTCTTGCCGTTTGCGTACAGTCGAAGCCGGCGCTGCTGGGTGGCAGTCAAATGCGAGAAGGCTTCTCGGATACGAGCGGTCTGTTCTGCCGAATCATCCTCTACGGCATATTCGTCGCAAGCACCGTACTCCTCGCCCTCGTAGTCGATGGCGTCGTAGGAGTAGCAATGGTAGCGATGACGCTCGTCCTGCGCGTGCTCCGCCTTACGGCTGTCGATGATGACGGCACCGATTTCGTCAGAAACCTCAACCTCTGTCACTGTTCCGTCCAAGAATGCGTATTTGATTTTCATAATGTGTCCTTTCCGCTTGAGACGGCACTGAGCGGTCGGGACACAAAAAGAGCCGGAGGTCACGATGGACGCACCGGCTGTAAACACCTATACGAAGGCATGACAAAGCACGGTGGGTACATCGAGTTCAAAAAATCCCTGTCGGATTTTCGGCACTCTATGTATCCCGCCGCCTCTAATGCGCATCTCAAGGCTTTGAGATTAAATTTGGTGGGGCTACTTGCCCCAAGGGGTATATAAGGTTTTTCGGGTTTATGGGAAAAACAAAAGACGGCCGGGACATAGCGCACCCCACGAAGGGGAGGCTAAATCCTGGCCGTCTTGCAGCTCTGCGGACTTGTTATTCTCTTTTGTGCTTACGCAGCACGGGGATGGCTTTTTACATGAAAAGCCCTTGTGCTGACTCGCGTCATAACCGTTTCGGTATCACGCAGTGTCACTGTGAAGCTGTCGCCCACAGACACGGTCATTCTTACCGCACGGTCTTTGTGCTGGATCTCAACGATCCCTGTCTGGGCATCCGCCATGCAGACGAGATGTCCTTTACAATCTCGGTACGCTACCATCGGGGTCCTCCTTTCTTGCTGTACTCATAGGCACCACCTCCTTAATGTTACCTTGTTAGCAAACTTGCTAACGCTTGCTGTAAAAAAACACAGCGGGCGGTAAAACCCGCTGTAGTTTTCGATATGGACGCTCAAGAACCGACCACGCCTGCAAAATCCATGATGGCAGAAGCGTAGGAATAATCGGTCGTATCGTTGGTTTTGATGTAACCGAGGTCTTTGAGCCTGTTTGTCGCCGCCTGGATGGAAACATCGAAGCAGTCAGA